CCAGGCCATCCAATACAGCGCCCGTGTCGCATCACGAACATCGGATCGTAAGCAATATACAAACTCGTTGATCGGAACTGCGACAGGCAAGGGATCTGCGGGCCGAAGCGAAAGCCGCCCATACAACTGGGACGGGGCCTTAAGATGTTCCTGAATGGTCTGAGGATCGAAATCATGGACAGGCTTGATTGTTGGAAGTGAAGGCAATTTATTTTTGCGACACATGGACAGCGTAGCGGCAACCTCGCAGACGAGCTGACGAACATCTACATTGTTACGGATAGACGTCATGTTGCTGACATTGAAAACTTGTTCAATCGGAGCATATCGTTCATATGCATTGGCCAAGTACAGAAACACGTTTGGGTTTGCCCGATTGATATGAAGAGCCGCAGCATCAAAGAAGGTTGCCCAGAGACTATGAACAAGTCCCGAACAAAGAAGTTCAAGTGACCAATAACATGCGTAATCTGCATGACCGAGTTGCACGTTCTGAAGGAGAACCTTCACGACGTGGGATCGTGGATGACCACAAAAAGTTGTTTTTTGAAAATCTGCTACTGAGCGAGGATCAGATACCTCCATTACCTTGGTGGCATGGTAGAAGGAATAGTTGACTGAACGCGAGACCTCGTGTAATACCGAATAAAGAGAACGATTGTGACGATCGTTGCCAGCGCGATCAGCCAGTTCAAGAGAGTATCAACCCAATTTGTAGTCGACTCTGCCTGTTCAATCTGCTTTTTCTTGTCCATATTAATCTGATTCTTGATATCACCGATCTGCTTCTGGAATGCCCCGACAGAATACTGAAGATCTCCCTGAACACTGAGGAGCTTATTCTTTACTGCATTCGCAACTTCGAGCACGGACTTTTGTTCCTGTTTCTTCTTCTGGATATCATCGAACTTTTTTAGATAGTCATTCACAACTGGCTGGGCTTCCACATTTGCAATACGAGCCTTTTCCTGTTCAATCCATCCATCTCCCTTGACCATCGTATAGTAGGTGATCCTCGCAGACTGATATGCGTCGGGCGCCTGATCACGAACAGCCTCGGCATCTTGAAGAGCAGTGAAGGCTGTTTTTAATTTTAGTGTCTTGTCGATTTTCGCATCCGCAATCGCCATAGCATTCGTGAACCGATCAATCTCCGTTTGGTAGATAGACTTGTTTGGTAAGTTCTTATAACTAACAGGAGGTCCTGGAGGATTCTGATAATAGTTTGGAACAACAGTTAACGGAACACTGATCGTTGGATCAGCTGTATATACGCATGACAGCTTCTGTCCTTCAGATTTTAGTTCATAGTTCCTTGAAGCTGGACATTGAAGTATGCATCCACCTCCACTTGGAGCCACCGCAAACTCAGATGGACAGTTTCCCATTATCTACTACTCAGATAGATTCCAACGGAGATTCCTGTGCATAATATCAGAAATACGACCCCCGTCGCATACTGACCAGGAACAACCAAGAATGTTACCAATGCCAACAAAATTGAAAACAGAGCTGTTTGAATCACTGCCATGTTTGTCGGCTTGAAGATCTTATCGCGTTCGGTCTTGAGCGGGTTCGGTTGAACATGGGGGCGAGGAACCCGCAGGTTATCTGAAACCTCTTTGATTTTTTTACCCGAATCCGAGACCGCAGAGAATCCTGCGTATTGCGTCTGAATCCGATCATGTTCGAGCACTGTGTTGTCCCCCATTGTTTAACGGTTGGGAATATAAGACTTGAACGCTCCGAGGATCGGTATAATGACCCTCACATCGCGAGTGGCCTGCATATTGCGCCATCCCAGAAGACTAGGAATTGCAGCCTGTCCCTGAGCCTGGTAGGGAGCAAGCGTAGAGGCCATGCGGATAAAACGAGTGTGTTCGGAAGCATCGCCAACCATCATGCGACGCACAGGGGGATTTACCTGACCATAAGGAGAAGTAGGCATTTTGTTTTAGGAGCAAGAAGATAATGAGTGTTCCAGTTGACATTCAGCAGATGCTGAATATGTACAAGAACTATTACGCAGCCTATAAAGTTACTGGAAATGTAGGCTACAAGAGCGTATATGAAAGAGCATTGAATGGAGTCAATCAGCACATTGCGCGGATGAATGCGTCACTGGCCGAAGATGCAGCACAGATCCAGGATTTCATGAACACATACGAAAAGAGCAACGGAGTAATTACCACTCTTGATAATCGAATCAAGGGGATTAAGAAAGAAGGTCCTAATCTACAGAACGAATACATCCAGACAAAGCAGCTAAATCAAAAAGAGATTGAGGCAGTGGATAATACTTATGCATATGTGAAGGGCGGCATCGTTGTTGGGTTGCTGATTGCGGCCGGGATTATCGGCTCCTTGTAACCACCCTTCCACATAAGTACTACTATGAAGACAAGTGTCACAATCCCAAGAAACACAGCATACCAAAAAAAGGTTGCATTGAATATCACAGTCTCGTTTCTCTTCAACTCCTTTAGTGTAATTTCATGATCCTTTTGCGTGATCATAGCGTTATGGTCATTCTGGATGCCAATAAGTTTGGCGATAAGCTCATTTCGATAGGTGTCAATCTTTCCTGCATCGTCCTTGACTTTTGCAAGCTCAACCAACATTGACTGTAGGATCTTCGCAATGTCCTTATTGAGAGTCTTGATATCCTCCATCTTTCGAGGATCGTTCTGTGCAATCAGTTGATCGTAGCGATGACGCTTTTCCACGTATGACTGTTCCAAAGTGTCCATTATTATTGAGCGACATTAACATCTTCAACGCAGTACCGATAGTACAAGCTCCGACCTGCCGTATCTGAGTGGCGAGTCACTTCAATCACATCGCCAGGGATCGCGCCAATCCACTTGATCATCGTATCCTGCGAATCAATCCACGGCAGCTGATTCTCCGGATCAGAAATCTTGTACTTGTCGAAGACAGCTGTTCGCTCCTCCTCGGTGAGGATCCTGTGAGGCATAGCCATACGATGAGTTGTAATATCAAACTGAAGCTGCCATACATGGAAGAAGGCAACGCGCTTCTTTGCATGAGACTTTGCAACACGCAGAACGTTCTCTGATGGTGGACTCATTGCAATGATTACAATACCCGCGGTGTGACCATTCTCCTCTGCATAGGCAAGTACATTTGTAATGTCCCCCGCAAGAACCTTATCCTTCTGACCAAAGTACGCAACGAGTACGTCGCCAACCGTATAGAGTGTTGCTGATGCCATCTTCTTGTTGTCGGTCGTAATCCGCTCCGTTGTGGTTCCCAACTTACGGCGCTCAAGCATGATACGAAGAGTTGAGAGTGCAGTTTCCTCCATTGTATGGTGTCTCTTCTTACAGATTACGACATTCGTTTTTTTCGGGTACTTGAACAATGAAGCAGTGGGTCTGGTTTTTACTCGCTCTCGTGGTCGTTGCTTTTGTCTTGAAGGTTCTCCCCGGAATGGAAAAATTCTACGGAGGACCCCCTGAGGGTAAGATGATTGATATGAGCCAGCAGAAGCGTGCAATGGCTCTTGAGGACTCGTCGTATTCTCAGCGCACCAATCACTTTGTCATCCAGAGCGATGTCGGTGAGGCCGTTGGATCATTGTCCCCCTGGCAGGTGAACCAGTGGAACTCCAAACTTTAATCGACCTAGTTACTAATGAGAGGAAAGGGGCAGTGTGGGTCAAAAGCATGCGACGATGACGCGTACCTTGCCGAAATGAAGAAGAAGACCGAATCAATGAAAAAAGATCAGGATGCTCGTATGAAGAAGGAGATAAAGGGTGTTAAGGCTGAGGCTGAACGATCTAAGAAGTTGGGTGAGATGATTACGAACCCTATGCACCGTGATACAACTCTTGAGGAATTGAATAATCTTGGTGGTCGTAAGACCCGTAGGCGAAGGCGCCGTCGTCACACTCGTCGTCGCTAAATATCCAATGCCATAATCTTAGCTGCAAGAGGCTCGGGCTTAGTTCCATTCTCACGATGACGAAGAACATCATCCCAGAAGGCCTTCATATCAGGTAAGTGACTAGGTAGCCAGTTAGGATCCTTAGGAACAAAGTCCTCCTTGATGTCTGAGAGGACCCAATAGACATACTGCTGATCGCCCACCAATGCACACTGCCAGTCGTGGAGATCAATCTCATCGGGCTTGTACTCGACCTTCTCCTTCTCATCCACCGCAAAGACGCCCTTCTTGAGTGTGCTCTCATCCCAGGAGGTAAAGTTGACCTGCTTGAAACGGAACTCAACATACTCGCACTCGTCAATCCCCGTGCATTCCATCTGCATCTGCATCTGGTCCACGTAGTAAATTGGGATCTCATCCTTGCGCACACGGCTCATCGGGCACTTAAATTCGACCAAGCGACCATAACGCAGAGGATCGGAATCTGCATATCGGGGAACAATAAGCCCGTCAGGAGAAGCACCCAGAAAGCTGTGGACCGGATGTCGGCAGCACCCTACGTCAATAATGTCGCACGCAGTCTTATCCTCATAGATCTTCTTTGCGACGGGCTCAAAACGAGTTCCCCAAATCAACGCAGCAATAGGATTTGAACCCTCTGCCCTCACAGGCGGTTCAAGTTTCTTTGTCAGCAGCTCAAGGCGAGACGCAGGAGTTGTCCAGACCTTGGATACCTCGGAGGCAGTGATCATTGTGCCACGCTGGTTCAACCAAGCGTCTGTCCGCTGATCATTCTTGCCATACAGTCGAATGACACGCTCAAAACACCGATCACGAATCCACAGGCGACCTAGGTCGCTCGTCATCAGCTTCTGTACCAGCTTCATAACTTCCCTCTTCAGACGGGTGTAAGAAAGTTCCGGATGAAGTGAGCGGCACAGGACCATGAACTGGCGTAGTCGGATGTTGAGATGTGTGTACGGACGATTCTCTAGCAGATATGAGGACAGGGCCTCCTCCATTACCTTCTAAACACTTACTCTCCGAAAGTTCGTTTTGACGCTGCTTGAGTCGCATCTCAAATTCTCCTGCCCCCATGGTCCCAAACTCATCAAGGCGAGAGAACATATCCTCATACATCTTCTTGAACTCATTGTCATATTCATCCAGTTTGTCAAGGGGAAATCCAGACTCATCGTCAATGGGTTCAATCTCATGGACATCACTTGCAAAGGGGGCAACTGAAAGAGCGACACTAAACAACTTCTTAGATGTTTCTGAGACTTCCGATGTAACTTTATCAAGAGACTCAATTGTAACTTCAGTTTTCTGTTCTTCCATTTGTCTTTATCCTACCCAAGCACTTTAAGCGAGATTACCGAACTAAGAATACAAATGGAAGTCATTCAAAATCGCGATCATTGGGTCCTCCACCGTTTAGAGGGCTTCTATTCCAACCAAGAGCATCTCAAGAAAGTTCAAACAATCCTCGAGGGAGAGTCTCGCATCAGTCTTCGTCTTTTGGACTGGCTTGTGACCAAT